AGCTGGAGCACCCAATGCTCTTTCAGCATTTAGGCCATACTGAGAGCCTTGAGTAACAAACTCATTTCTCTTTTGATTATAAGTTGTAGCTGCTGTTGTATATAGCTTATCTGCTAAATCTTGGAAGTCTTTTCTTTGTGCTTCTGTTAGCTTTGTGCCTTTAATAACCATTTCAGCATAGTTTGTTGCTCGATCTAATAGACCAGTAGCAGACATAGCCATTGCCAATTCTGACTCTCGAACAACAGAACCAGGATCAAGCAATTTCATAAATTTAGTAGCACCAGCCAAATCTCCTGCTGGACTACCTTTTTTGAGAGAATCAGTAATCTGACCATAAGCAGACTGCATCTCATTAAATGCTTTGTATACAGGCTCAGATTTAAACTCACCTCGGAGCTTCATTTCATTTTCAAAACCTTTTTGACCGCCTGTCATATCTAATATTGTTTTAGGCGATTTAATGTTTTGGATTGTTTCGTATGCCTTTTGTTGCTCTGGTGTCAAATTCATATAGGCAAGAGCAGATTTAATGTCTGCTGGCAATGTATCTTGTTTTGCAGTTAATTCTGCATATTTAGCAGGATCTGTTTCTGCCAAGAACTGCAATGCTGCTGCATTTGCTTTTACAGGATCAATTGTTTTTGGTAGATTTGCTCTTAATGCTGCAACAGTCTCAGGCACAGCCATATCACCACCAAACTCAGGCCGAGACAGCATCTCTAATTGAGATCCTTCGCCTGTAGCCATTGGAATCTGTTGTGGTGTTTGTGCTGTTTTCAATAACTCTTGGTATCTTTTCTGAGCATCTTGTTTTTTCTTGAACTCAGCCAATTGCATACCAGTAACCATCTGCTTTAGAGTGCGATCAAAAGACTGGTTATATCCTTCCATTCCTGCACCCAATGCACCAGCTAAGACTTGACCTGTGCTGATAGGCTGTCTTGTTTGACCTGTCATTGACAAAGCAGAGATAGCAGCATTTAATAGTGCCTGTTGACCAGCATTGGACTGTAATCGTTGTTGCTCGGCAGGACTAATAAACTGAGAGTAGTCTGGTTGCTGACCGAATATAGCTGATAGATCAATTGCCATAATTTATCCTAATAAAGAATTTGGATTTCTTGCTCTTTGTAGAGCTAATAAGTTATAAATGCCTGTATAGTCCACAGCACCCTGTGGCATTCTTTGCTGAACACCGCCCATTTGTGGCAATGCTTGTGCTTGTTGTTGCTGACCACCACTTAAAAGTCCTGTAGCCATTCTTGCACCTTGAATAGCCTGCAAAGGAGATATTGCTTTTGGTGCTACTTTTGCTGCTGCAGCAATTTCTGCATCAATTGCTGCCATTTCGCTTGGCAAAGTTGTTGCAGGAACTACATTGCCACCAGGAGTTAATGTTGCTTCTGTAGAGTAATCAAAAATTGGAGCACCTTCTGCACCTGTAATACCTGCCAATACATTTCCTTCTGCACCTGCTGTGCCAAGACCGCTACCACCAGATAACCCTAACTCGGCTGCTGTGGCTGCATCTAAACCAACAAAACCAGCACCACCGCCTAGTAAAGAAGTTCCTGCTGGAATGCCTGTATTGGCTGCTGCTGCCATGCCTGCTGTAACACCACCCTCTGCTAATGCTGCTGCATCTAATAATGCTGCTGCTTCTGCTGCTTGGGCTGCTGCTGATCCTGCTGCTGCTGCTTCTGCTGTTGTTGCACCTGCTGCTATTGCAGAGTTTGCTGCTGCTGTATAAGCTGCTGCACCTGCTGCTGTTAATCCTACAGTAACCCATCCACCAGGAACTTCTCTATTAACAAAAGTATCTACTTCTGATAAACCTTTGCCAATTGGTTGAGTAACATTTTTATCAATAAACTCACCAACATCAGATACAGCTTCTACTACATCTGAAACAATTGGGATTCCACCACCACCACACATAGTTATTCCTTTAAGTGTTTGACTGTATTAAAGCCAACAGTTTTATAACCTAGTCTTTCATAAAACTGTCTGGTTTTATCCATCTCTACTGCTGTTGTCTGTCCTAAATGCAGATCATCTGCACCTTTTTCTTTAGCCCATGTCTCTAGTGATTTTACAAGTTTTAATGCTGCTCTTGAACCCCTAAACTCAGGTAAAACAAAGAATCCAAGATCGCTAACTCTTGTTCGATTACTAAAGAAATACTCATGGGCTAGACCAGATATAAATCCAATAATCTTGTCATTTTCTATTGCTACAAATCCGACTGCATTAGGATTCTTATATAACTGCAAAATCTTGTGTTTCTCAGGAACTGCATAAGCAAATTCTGCCTCTGCTACCATTTTGGTAACTAATTCAAAAAACTCCTCTAACCGATGTAGAGATAGTTTTTCTATTATCAAAAGAATCCAGCTCCTAATAATCCACCTAATGCTGCACCACCTGCTGCACCAAATCCACCACCAATTGTTTGTGGGAATGCTTGGCCTAGAGCATAGCCACCAAGACCGCCTGTTAATGCACCACCGAGGATGCCTGCCGACCTATTTTGATAGGTAGGAGCTTGTTGAGTAGTTGTGCCATAGCTTCCTAATGGAGTGCCATAGACCGATGATAAGAAACCTTGTAGCTGTTGGTATGGCAATTGCTGTTGAAACTGATAGCGAGCCAATTGCTCTTGTAGAGGTTGTGCTGCGATGGCCTCTTGTTGAGCACCGACTTGAGCCAATGTTTGAGATGGCAAGAATTGCTGACTGTAGAACTGAGGAGCAAAGCCTGCCAATTGAGCCTGTTGCAATTGTGCCTGTTGTTGGAGGCCTCTTTCTTGCTGATACTGTGTGCCTGCAATATTGGCTGTAATATCCCCTAAAGACCGCCCAAAAGCCTCTGTAGCAGTTCCTAATGCTCTTTCCATAGCACCACTACCCAATCGACCAGATCGGCTGTAAAGGCTCGAAATGCCTGGCAATACTGCTTGGCTAAATTGCTGAGTTAATGGTCGAGTAGCAGCTTCCATCATCGCCTGTTGATAAGGATTCGCATTTAGGAATCCACCAGCAGCAGTCTGTCCGACCTGACCCAAAGATTGTTGGTAGGCTTGTTGAGCCTGTTGCAAAACAGGAGACTGTTGCCGAGCAATAGCCTCTTGCTGTGCAATTGCCTCAGTAGTGGCAGCAGATGGGCTTACATAGGTCTGACCAGGAAAAAACTCTGGTTGCTGACCTGTCAAGAATAAGCTCTGTGCCCTCTCTAAACCTTCTGTTAGGAAAGGCAATAGTGCTGGATCTACTTGCGATGTGGTTGTCGTTGTTGCCATTTTTTATCCTACGATGATATATTTATAAGTCATGCCTGATACTGTATTAGCTGGATGGCTAATAGTGGCACTTCCATTGGTTACTGCTGAAATATAAGGTCTTGTAAATAAATTGCTTGTGTATCCATTCGATGACAGATAACTAACTGTTGCTATGATGCTTGGTGTTGCTGGTCTAGTTGGTGTTGTTTGTGCTGCAAAATGCTCAATCGTTACATCAATATTGCTTGGTCGCCATGCCAATTCTACATAATCATCTTTTTCTAATGCTATAAAAAAGTTTAGTGCTGCAATTGTTTGGCTTGGATCACCGCTTGATTTTCTAGGTTTAATGCCGAACTCACTATTGCTATTTGCTACATTTGATCCATTCTTTTTAAACCAAATGCTAATTGTTTGAGCATCATTTGTTGAGTTCTTTAGTTGAACTGAAAATTGGATGTTATACAGCCCTGAGTAATCTACAGTTAATTTAGTGTTGTCCTCAAGACTTGCACCTAGTGCATAGTCGGTTGTAGAGAACGACATAATATTTGCTGCTGTTGTCGTTGTAGCTGCCTGATCTGTATCGTCTTGAACTGCTAGATATGGATAATAAGCAGTAGCAGATACATCATCTGTAGCCATCAACAAAATAACAGAATCTGCACCAATCCGAGCATCTGTAATTGTTGTTGTAGATGCTCCACCTGTCGCTAGAGTTACCGACCCTGTATTGTTGGTTTTGCCATTCATAATCCCATTGATTATCTCGGCTACACCCCTTTGATCTGCTCCAAATGGAGGCAAAACTCGATACATTATCTAGTTCCTAATGGGTTCATTTCTACATCTAAACCGACAGCATTCTTCCATGCTCCTGTAGGTGTTAATTGTAGACGATGATAGCGACCAACACCTCGAATTGACACCCTATTTTCGCTGTCTGCTGCTGTTTGAGAGCCAAATACCACCTGATCGCTAAGAAGCCTTCTAGAGAACAAAGCCACCGATCCAGAGCCACCATCTACAATTGGCTTTGCCATTGTGATTGCAGAGGTTGTGCCAGGCATCTCAATATCGCCTGTTTCAATATAGGCTGTATTGTCTGCACCAGAGAAGGTTACGATCTTGGTATCTCTTACACCAGCAAACTGCATCTTTCCACCCAACCAAACTCGGCTATCAAAGCTAGAGTCAATCTGCTCTAGGTTGCCAAATACATCCATGCCTTCTAGGTCAAATGATGGTGTAGAAGATGATGCAATTCGGCTTGCAGTAGTAGTGCCACTAGTCCATTTGTTTGTCTGGTAATTGTAGATAAGCAATTTGTCTACAGTAGCCGATGCTTGAGAGGCATAAGCCCAGATCACTAACTTTCTTGCAGGATCTACTGCTGCTGACATAAGGCCTAATGAACCTTCATCTACATCATCAAAGAAGTAGCGATTGACCTTTTCATTACCAATTGGCAATATCTGCTGACCATCACAAGCATAGAAACCATCATCCGATAGGAAGAACGATGTGCCACCATACTGAATAATGGAGTTTGCCTCATAGCACCCTTGGTTTCGACTAATATTATCGAACTGGAATACTAATGGGCTACCAATATAGCTCATCCGATGGATTGACCGATCCATAAATACTAGACCAAACTCACCACCAGTAATGCCGACTACAGAGCCACCATCAGGAATATCCTGAAAGTCTGCTTGTGTAGTAGCTGAATTAGCCCAATTGGACTCATCACCCAATGCTGACCATTGAACTCGACTTGGATATACAGTAGAGCTGTTGATATATCCAGAGACTACAAAGTCTCGAACTACTGTTACATATCTTGCCTCTGGTGCATCGGATGCTAGGTCTTGGAATGTAGAACTAGTGTTTACATTGTAGCCTTGCAGTTTATTGCCACCATTGGCTGCGATCAACACATTCCCAAATTGAGTAAATCTCCACCTTTGATTAGCAGGTGTTGTATATAAAAAAGTTACTGTGCCTGTATCAGCAGTTGTTGGAATGTCTGATCCAGACTTTGTGTAGGTAAATGTAGTTGTTGTTGGAACTGTCGCTATGGTTACTGTTCCATTAACACCAGTATTGCTTGTTGCAGTAACTGTTACAGAATCTCCTACAGAATATCCATGAGCTGCTGATGTTGTAATAGTTACTACATTGGTTGTTCTGACTACATTGGTGATTGTTCTGCTGGCCTTGACCACAGAATCCAAAGATAGGTCTGATGTATCTAACTTAAACAGTTTTGTAGCACCACCAGCAAATACTGTAGTTACTCCTGCTGATGTTCTAGCAGCTACAACATTATTTAGGTTTTCGGATGCTGCACCAGAGTAATCCTCATTGGCCTTCATAGCACCATAGCCTAGAGCCTTAGAAAAGACATTCTCTGCTCTTTGTAGGCCATTGGCTAAACCAGGTTGATCTGGTGTCCACTCTCCAAATGTTATTCTACTTATTGCCATTGTCCTGTTCCACTAGATATGTCTGTCCATGCAGT